TCGCCTTCTGCCTCTATACCTGTAAATATCAATTGAAAACTTAAACAACGGCAAGGCATCGTCGTAACAGCGATAGCCATGGCGTGAAGAAACTCACCGTGATATTTTTCGTGATTATGCGTATATTCTTTTCTGACCCAGCATTTGAAATGTGGGATGTTGCTTTGTAAGTAAGCCACTTACGGCCTACCTTTCCCGCCCTTTTTGTATCCTTTAGATTTCATTGGGCCACCCTTGTTCATACCTTTGCTTTTGTATACGCCGCCTTTACGCATGCCTTTGCTTTTGGCGACACCGCCTTTACGCATACCTTTGCTTTTGTATACGCCACCTTTACGCATACCTTTTGATTTTACTTGGCCGCCAGCGGCATACCCTTTTGTTCTTTTATACATAGTAAACCTTTATTTTTTAGTAGTTTTCTTTTTAGCAGGTGCTTTTTTCTTAGCTGGTGCTTTCTTTTTTGGAGCAGCCTTTTTCTTAGGCATGTTTAAGTAGATCCTTGTTTCCTCTACTGGCTCATCAGGTCTTACCTTTGCATTTTGTCTAGCCTTCATTTTGGCATCCATTTTTTTATCTGCTGCTTTTTTTGCTGGCATAATTATCTCCTAAGATATAGTCGTTACTTTACGACGATTGTTCATAACTTTACCACAGCCTTTTGCTATGAATCCACCGTTTTCCTTCTTCACACGATTTTGTTGAGACATGGCTTTTTCAATAGCCATACCTCTTTTCATTTCGTATGAAGATATATTACCGTCTTTGTTAAGATCAGCTTTTAATTTGTTTTTTAGCATCTCTCCTCCTCTGCTTACAGAAACTCTAGCTTTTTTTGTATTTGCTACTACGGTTTTACCTTTTGCACCCGCAGCTTTTTTCTTACGTGCAGTTTTGGCACGTTCTGACTTAGATAGACTTTGAGCTTTAGCTTTTGGCAAACATCTATCTGGATTCTTTTTATTTTTACTGGTTCCACACGGTCCCTTAATAGAACCATCAGTACCTATTCTTACCCAGTTTTGTTCTCGCCACTGTTTAAGTTGTCCCATTATCTCAATCTATTTGGCATTACTCTGCCTTGTCCTCTTACGTTAAATACCAATCCCCCTCCAGCTTTCTTAACCCGTTTCTTTTTCTTAGAGTCTTTTGCATAGTTTGGATCTTTACAATATTTTGATGCGGCCATATTTGCATAGGCAGAAGGATATGTATCAAAAGTACGTTTTGCCCAAGCCTTGCCAGCTGGACATATTTTACCGCCGCTTTTAGCTTTTGCCACTTAGCATCTCCATTGTCTTCTTGACCAATAATTTGCTTTAGTTCTATCGTCTCCTAGATTTTTACTGCGAGCGCAGTAAGCTTTTCTTTTTTTAGGATTGCTAGGATGTGCGCCTAATTTTGGGTCGCCAAAAGTTACCCGTTTAATTTTTCCAGAGGAGGGAACTCTAACAAAAACTTCTCTAGTTTTCTTACCGAACCCAGGAGAACCCTTAGAGATTCTCCTTGGTTTGTTCAGAGTTACCTTTTTGCCCCTGTATTCAGCCATATTAAGCGTGGAAAACAGTCATATTTGTAAAAATAGTGGTGCCTGCTGTGTAAGGCACGTAAACGCCGTTTTCAAAAACGATACCTTCAGAAGGTATTGTTACATCTCTTTCAGCTGTTGCACTTGCTACAGTACCTAAAGACAAACGTGTTGTACCACTTTCTCCAGCATCAGAACTATCTCTAAAATTAACAGTTCCAGCTGTAGATGAATTTACAATAAAAGTTCCTTTCAATCTGGCACGACCAGCAAAAATAACGTCTATTGCTGACGTATTCATGCCTGCCGTAACAGCTCCAGCCGTTGCATCATCCACAGCAATTTGCGTCACAGTTTTAAAATGTTTACTGCTAGTTGCTGCGGCTGTATCAGCACCCGTAACCGCTTCAGAAATAGAATCGCCGTTTGCATCAGTACCAGTGACCGTAAAGGTTCTTCCAGAATCATCAGCAGCTGAAGTTATAGTTACTTGGCGGGCTGCTCCAAACGTGGCAACACCACCAGATGCTTTAGCACCATTTATAGTAAGGTTGCCCGCGCCTGATGGCGTCTGCGAGTTTGCAACTCCATCTGCATCAGCAGCGTCGGTGTCAGCCTCAATAAAAACTGCTTTTACATCCGAGCCAGTTAGTCTACCTGCCATTGTTTACTCCTATCTTTCTACTGCTGCAACTACATAGTCAATTGTCATAGTTTTAGCGGCTGCCGCACCATTTTGAATACCAAAAGAAACTGTCAGTTCTTCGTCATCTGGTAGATTTGTATTTACTACAGAAACTGGTGCTGCGTTGTTTACAGAATAAAATACTTTAGAAGCATCTGGATCAATAAACCAAGTAACAGTAACAAAAGTATCGTCTTCCATAGTGTGAATAGCTGTAGTATCTGTTGATGTGCTATCTTTTTCTACAATAAAGTCTAAGTTTGTATCACCATCGTCTTTAATGAAGAAAACACCGTCAGTGGTAGCTAATGGTGTTGTGTCAGTAATTTGTAAACCCATTACAAAATCTGATTGTGTTGCATCACTCACTTTGAATCTAGCAGAGAAATATGCTTTTTTACTAGAGCTTAATTTAAAACTTTCACCTTTTAATTGTAAAAAGTCTAAATCGTTATCAGCATCATCATTTGTAATTAATAAAGCCCCACCCGCTTGTGATGTAAGAGCTTCACTAGCATTACCTGCACCAGCTTCAGTTGTAGTGATTGTCCAATCGCCAGAATTATATGTAAAAAAATCATTATGATACATATAAAATGTTTGATCTGACGGATATGGTACGAACATGGGTTGGTTTTTCTTATGCTCAGTTGCAACAGTATTACCCGCCCATAGTATTAAGTTTTGAAAATGTGGATTAGCCATTATGAACTCCTTATATTTGTATTAATGGAAACTGCACGCAGCCCTCATTAAGCTAATTAAACACTTTTCTATCATATATCCATTTTTTTAAGAAATAAAGTAAAAAAAAGGGATGCCGAAGCATCCCCTTTTCCTAGTAGTCGGGTGACGGTGACTACTATTTGCCGTTAAGCTCCTTGAGAACCGTATACAGCTCTAAAGTTAGAGTATCCAAATGAATACCTTTCTCTAGCTTTGTATCTCATGTTTCCAGTATCAAAGTCGCCTTCTAGTGCAGTTGAAAGAGGTGATCTTTCAAAGTGCTTAAATCCATCAGGACAATCAGTTTTGATAAAGAAAGCGTCTGTATCAGTTAAGTAGTGGTTTACTACATAACCATCAGGCAACATTCCTGTGTTTCTGATTGCGTTGATGTCATTGTCAGAAGTACCAACTCTCCCTGGAGAACTGAGTAGTCTGTCAGCTACGAATTGAAGTTGAGGTGGAACAATTAGTTTCATTCCTCTCAAAGCAATTGTTAAGCCCCTGTCATCAGTGAATGTTGATATATTTATCAAAGCATCCTCTAATGAAGTTTCATTAAGGTCAGCCATAGTTGTAGCTCTGTTTGCTAGTGTACCACCCCCACTTAAAGGGTGATCAGTAGCAATTAGGACTTTACCATCGCCTCCTGTTGTAGAGAACGCATTGTTCAATACAGCAGCAGCCTTAATTTGCTTAGTATTAGCCATAGATCTCGCTAACGCCTTAGTGTATCTAGCACCAAGTCTGTCATAGAGATTATCTTCAACAGCTTCTTCTGTTAATGCAAAAGCCAAAGCAACTGTTTCGTGAGTGTAACGTGAAGTGTAGCCTTCAGAAGCGTTATCAAATCTAACGCCTGTACCTTCAGCTTTTACTTCAGCATTACCGAAACCTGAAATTAGAACTTCTTCTTCAAACGCTCTATCAGAAGATTCAGTATCAAAAATTTCAGCGTGTTCAGCTTCATACCTGGAGTATTCCAACCCAAAAAGGGCGTTCAATCCAGGCTCTAGTTCTTTCGCTAATTGCGCTCTATTTATTGCCATTATTAAACTCCCGTTACTGTGGTATAGAAATGCTCATTAATATATACGATTGCATTTACGTTTGCGGATCCAGTAGTGCTATTAGATGGATCAGTAGAGAATCCTACGATTCTAAACTGAGCCGAAGTAGCCGCTGTGGTAGAAGAAATTTCTGCCGCAGACATACCAGTCTTTGTAGACCCAGAAGTGTAAGCCAACTCTACGTTGTTACCTACAGCTGTCTGAGCTAAAGATCCTGTGCATTGCACTTCAAATAGTGTATTAGGATCATCCTCAACAAATGCAACGATATCCGATGAAGTTGTAGCAGTTGGATAGTAAGAAGAGAATACTACATCTCCATTGCTATCCGTATATTTACAACCTCTGAATATCCCCAATAAAGTTGTTGCAGCACCAGCTACTAAAATAGTACCTGTGTTCAACATCTTAACTGGGTCGCCCGAAAAGATATTTCCAGTCGCGCCCGAAGCAATCTCGTATTCAGTAACGCCGCCATTAGCAACGCCACCGCCTTTTTTGCCTACTGAACGAAACCCGAAAGGTGCATCTTTATTTGCCATAATAAGTTTTCCTTATTCAGTCAGTTAATTAATTACAGTGATAATCAATCACGATTACCACCACCAAAAGTTACGCTTGTTTTTCTCTCTGGTCGTAAGATCGGAGAGCTTGGATCAGATTCCTTCATTAAGTCATGGTCAACTGCGTCTTGTTGCAGTTGTGCGCGGTCTGAAAAGTAGGCGTTTCTTTCATTTCGCGTTTCTGTAGGAATCTTGGCCAAAAGCAAACCACCCACGGAAACTACTCCTGAGTGCTTTCCATCGTCAAGCGTAGGAATTTCAAAGCCATCTAACTCTTCAGCTCTGACAAGGTCGAAACCTTCTCTTAGCCTAGCAGTTACATTTTTCTTATCTTCCTGTCCAACGATTTCAGCTCTTATCCACCTGTATTCATATCCTTCAGGTGCATCAGGTGTTTCCAACATTGATGGACGACGCCAAGGTTTGCGAGCAGTATCTTTCGCTCGAGTTTCAGCAGAACGTGGTGTTCTGTTTTCAGTAGATGCTTGAGCATCAATTGATTCGTTTAATTCTGTTTCTTTTGTCATTTGTCTACCTTTTTACGTGTTTAGCATATTCTTGTAACGGTACATTCAAACGACGTGCCATTTCGACTTCGGCTTTAGTTAGCCTCACTTGTCGTTTGCGTCCAGAGCTTTCGCTTCTACCAGCGGGCGCTACAGTTTGCTGTATTTTGCCCTTTGGCTCGGCCTCTTCCACACCGTTAAATTTATGTGGAAACTCAGCTCTTATACGTTTATCGATTTCAGTATAGTATGTTGGGTCGTTTGTATCAAACCCTTCTTCCTCTACCAATCTTCTATGTATGTTAAATGCTACTAAAGTCATAGCCTCATCTTCACCAAACCACTCGTTTTTACTAGCCCAGTCTTCAGCGGCTGGATCGGGATCAGGGGTGGCTTGTGGTTGTTGAAAGCCTTGCGGTATCTGAGTCTGTTGATACTCAGTAGTAGGCTCGATAGACAACTTAGTGTTAGCTAATTTACTTTCTTCGACAGTTATCTTGTCGAGAATATCTTGAGCTTTCGTTACTTTGTCCCAATCTTGGTCTTGATAAGCAGATTTTAAAACTGCGTTAGCTTGCGCCCTCTGAGCTTTTAATCTGTTTTCAGCCTCTGATTGGTAATTTTCTGCATACGCTGACGTATTTTTCTTCAAAGCTTCATTTTCAGCTTGTAAGTTTTTTGCGTATTCGTATGCCGATTGAGCCGCGCGTTCTTGTTCGCGCATTTTTTTGGTTAAAGTAGAGATTCTTTTCTGAACATTCTTGGAGTAATCCTCCAACTCGTCTTGCTCTGCATCGGCTTGAGTCTCTTGTTCAGAGATATCTTCGATAGGAGCGGCTGACTGTTCAGATTCGGATTCTTTTACCTCTTCCTCAAGTTCTACGACTTCGGTAGGCTCTTGTTCCTCAGTCTGTATTGCTTCATTTTCTTGCATGATTTCCTCTCATGTTTAGACACTAACGATATCGTCAGGGTCTTCTATAGTTGCAATGACTTCGTCATCGTTAATAATACGGCACTCTGCATCGTCGCCAAGTTTAAACCTAGCTCCTGCATATCTACCAATTAATACCCATTCTTTTTCTTGGCACCAAGGGGTATCGCCAAATTTATTTCTATCGGCATAACAAAGAGGACCCATCTTCACTACGTAAGCCACCACAGTAGCTAGGGATTCTCTTTCTACAGTTTCTTTAGCTAGAACAATACCACCTTTAGTAACGGCTTTGCCTTTGTATGGCAAAATCAACAACCTCCAACCTGTCGGTTGAGGCATACGTTCTAAGTAGGATTTTTCTAATAAAGTTGGGTCGAGAACTCTGTCATCTGAGTTGACATAAGCTTGATCCAATTCTGACTTTTCTTCTTCTGGTTTTTGCTTTTCAGCTTCAACCTCTCTTGCGATATGATCAGGTACCAGTACCTCTTTCATCGTTTTCTACACTCCTTTCCAGCAACACCCTTAATTCTTGCTCTACGTCTTCGAGGGCATTGTAACGACCACGTAGATAGTTATATTCTTGGAAATCTTTGGCACCGTTCATAATCAAGTCTTCTAAAGATTCTTTTTTTTCTTTAAGAATCTTTTGTAAGGCTTCGGCAAGCCAAATTAAATCCATTAATAAATACCAGAAAACTTGCCACCAAATTCAGCAGCACCCATACCTCTAGCCTTGCCTTTACC